ACACAAATCCGCTAAAAGGAAACTTACTAGATAAAAATGTAAGAAAAACCTCATAGATCTGGCTTTGTGTACAGCGAGACGTCTGACTCTTAAAGTTATGGCCTGGATAAAAACACCTGGAGACTATGCTCCAAGTTTACAAAAACTCCAGACTTAACTCATTCGAGTTAGCATAGTCTCACGACGCGCTAGCGCCGCACAAATGGGCCATCCATTTGATTAGCCCATATATTACTTTCGCAATACATGGGTTAGCGATTCTGTTGGATAATTTCTCAGAACCAGAATCTTACAGTAAATTCTGAGAAATATATATAAATTATGTAATAAATATGAGAAAGACCACCATCTAACTAGTCTCATTAAGAGAATAGAAATAATATCTGGGCACACCTGTATAGAAAAACAGGGAGAAATCTTCGGCTACAGCATCGTGTTGCTGATAAAACAAGCCGAGAGAATCTTCATTTTGTGCCTCCCCCGGGATAGTCGCGGCAGTGGTCACAACTCTATGAGAGTTGCACTGAAGGGTTTGTGCTCCAATCTGACGAGAAGCAGCGAAACGCCTATTCCAATAAAATGGAAGTTCGACCTCAATTGTGTCATTAATTGACATGTTAGTCGCGGCAGTACCTGTACCGGCCGATGTATTCCAACGAGACGAGTAATATTTCTGCCTCATGTCATTCGGATGATTAGCTGCAAGCTCCGAATCGTAAGAAGATCCGTTGCCATCAGAATAGTATAACAATCGGCCTACTTGTGGAGACTGTTTCAAGATTCCAGTGAAAAAGTACTTTTTTCGCATACCTCCCCTGTAGCCTGCATATGCAGGTAAAAACCAACTATGAAATGCAGTTGGTCCTACAGTCATTTGATTACCAGTCTCAGTGGAAGTATCAATTCCGTCGGGGTCCCATCCAGTATGGTATGGTAAATCCTTGTTCCTAAGGCCATTGATGCGTATAGTAGCAGTATCTGCCCTCTCAGGGAACCACATGCGAGTGAAACAATAACGTTTACACAACTCGCGAATGGAAGTAGGTGGGTCACCATAATAAACCATATATGTATTGTCATCTGGGTCCGATTTGGACGCAATTGAGATTATCTCTCCAGATGACGTAGGTTTATCAGACTCAGTAGAGTCACCAGTCTCAACATTTGGTTCAGAA